CCTATGGAATGGAACTACGAAGGATTCATGGATTCTTTCGGATTACCTGTCTTTACAAACCCAAAAGATCCAGTCAAAACAATTGATGGTGGATATATTACAACAGGAGTTATCCAACACTGGAACAACGAGGTTGAAGGATTAAAAAATGATCAAGACGCTTTAAACGAATACTATAGACAGTTTCCAAGAACTGAAGCCCACGCGTTTAGAGACGAAACAAAAGATAGCTTATTTAATTTAACTAAAATATATCAACAAATAGATATTAATGAAGAATTAAATAATATATCTTCAGTTGCTAAAGGTAGTTTTCAATGGTTAAACGGAATTAAAGATACTCAAGTAGAATTTTATCCAAATAAAAATGGTAG